TGTCTCGTTATTATACTCCTTTCGGGGGGAATGTAAAGGATGTATGTCTGTACAGATGAATGGCGAAACAGCCCGACAAACTATCGACTCTCGACGAGCTAAAGCGTGCCGACAAGCGATTGGGCGAGCAGCGCAAGCAGGTGCGTGCTGCGATCGCTGCTCGTGGTGGGTCTGCCAGCTACAGCGGCCTATCGCACCGTGATGCCGAGCGGGAGCGCCGTCGCCAGCAAACCCGCGCCGCTCAAGACTGCTCGCCGATCCCGACGCCGGAAGTCGAACGCCCCAAGCGTCGAGCCGCTTGCGCGACCGACCTCAAGCTTTTCTGTGAGACGTACTTTCCGGCCGCCTTCTCGCTCGCCTGGTCGCCTGACCATCTCAAGGTAATCGCTCGCCTGGAGCGCGCCGTCCGCAGCGGCGGCCTATTCGCCTTGGCCATGCCGCGCGGCTCGGGTAAATCCACCCTATTCCGCACGGCCGCCGTCTGGTCGATTCTCTACGGCTACAACCGCTACGTCTGCCTGGTGGCCGCCACGCAGAAACGCGGCGAGGAGCTGCTCGACGCGATCAAGACGGCGCTCAGATTCAACGACCCGCTCTGGGCGGATTTCAAGCGCGAGCTTCACGCCATTCGCCAACTGGATGGTGAGCCGCGACGCTGCCGCGGCCAGACCTTCGAGGGCGACTCTACCCAAATCGAATGGGGTGCCGAGAAGATCGTATTCCCGACGATTCCCGGCTCGCTCGCCTCGGGCGCCGTCCTCACCGGTTGCGGCCTGACCGGCGGCGAGATTCGCGGCCAGTCGCACACCGGACCTGACGGCCAGACCGTGCTGCGGCCCGACCTCGTGCTGATCGACGACCCGCAGACCCGCGCGTCTGCACGAAGCCAGACGCAGAGCAAAGAGCGGTGGGAACTGCTCAACGGCGACGTGCTGCTCATGTCTGGTCCGGGGCAAAAGCTCTCCGGCCTGGCCGCCGTGACGGTGATTGAGCCGGAGGACATGGCCGAGCGCCTGCTCAACCGGGATGCCTCGCCGGACTGGCAAGGCGAGAAAATGAAGATGCTCTATGAGTTTCCGTCGAACACGGACCTCTGGGAGCAGTACGCGGAGATTCGCCGCGCGAGCCTGCGGGGCGGTGGCGACGGCGCAGAGGCGACCGAGTTCTACCGCGAGCATCAAGCTGAGATGGATGCAGGCGCGATTGTCGCATGGCCGGAGCGGCACCGTGGCGATGAGTTATCCGGCCTCCAGCACGCGATGAACCTGCTGATTCGCGACCGTGCGGCTTTTATGGCGGAATGTCAGAATGACCCGGAGCAGGAAGACGCGGGCCTGGTGCGATTGCGTGCCGACGACCTGGTCAAGCAAATCAGCGGCGTGGAGCGCGGGAGCTTCGCCGCCGAACGGGAGAAGCTGACCGCCTACATCGACGTACACGACCGGCTGCTCTACTGGGAGGTGGCCGCGTGGTCCCAGGGGTTCGCCGGCGACGTGGTGGACTACGGCACTTACCCACGGCTGCGGAGACGCTATTTCAACATGCGGGGGGCGCGCCGCACGCTCAAGATGGTGGCGCCACCCGGCAGCGACGACGACGCCGCAATCCTTGCCGGCTTGCGAGCGCTCACCGACGAGCTGCCCGGCCATGCGTGGATTCGAGCCGACGGCGCCGCGATGCAGATCGACGTGCTGCTGATCGACATCGGCTACAAGCCGGACCTGATCCGGCAGTTGATTCAACTGTCGTCGCACGCCAACCGCATCTGGCCGGCCAAGGGCGAAGGCATCACGGCGGCGAAGAAGCCGTTTAGCGAGTACCGCATCGAGGCAGGCGCGAAGATCGGCGACTACTGGCGAATCCCGCCGGTCAGGGGAACCAAGCAGGTGCGGCACGTTCACATCGACACGAATTTTTGGAAGACGTTTTCGCACCAACGGCTGGCCGTCCCGGTCGGCGGTGCCGGCTGCGTGACGCTGTTTGGCAAGGACGAGGAACTGCATCGCCTCTGGGCTGAGCACGTTGCCGAGAGCGAGTATTTCGTCCCGACCGAGGGCCGCGGCCGCGTGGTCCATCAGTGGATGCTCCGGCCGCACAAGCCGGACAACCACTGGTTTGATTGCCATGTCGGCTGCCACGTCGGAGCCTCGATGCTCGGCATTGACCGCGAAAGCACTGTGCCGCGGCCGCAAAGAAAGCAGGTGAAACTATCGGAACTCCAACGCCAAAAACGTGCGGCAAGGAGCCGCTGATATGAGAGTGGACGGACGCGAAACGAGCGAGCGCAGACAGCCAGGCATTGCTTGTCCGCGGTGCGGCTGCCGCGACCTGCGGGTGGTTTACACCCGGCATCAACGCGGTGGCCGGATTCGCCGGCGGCGCGAATGTCGGCACTGTGGCCGGCGGATTACGACGGATGAGAAGCCGCTCGGCGGCTGACGGTTACATATGCGTAACAGTTTCGCATTGGTGGCACGAATACCCTTGTCTAATCGCCGAGGCGGCACCAAGATGACAGTGACAGGAACGAGCGACTGATCATCGTTCGCCATCTCGCTTCACCTCGAAGGCCGTGCGGGGCCGCACCCCTGCACGGCCTTTTTTCATGTCTGACAAGACCCCGATCGAATCGGCCATCGAGCAAAACGCTCAAGGCGTGGCCGACACGACGAACGCCGCCGGCGAGCGGGTGCGGCTCCATTCTCTCAAGGACCAGATCGCCGCCGACGAGTACCTCGTACGCAAAGCCGCGGTACGCTCCGGCCGGCTTCCGATCCGCTTCGTCAAGATTCGTCCCCCGGGAGCCGTCTAATCGTGGCAACGCTCACGCGCGCACTCTCGATCCTCGACGCCGACGGCCGGCCGTTCCGCAAGTCCGTCTCGACGGTGACGGTGCGCGGTAGCTACGACTCGGCGAAGACGACGGTTGACGACGTACGCCACTGGGAGCACATCGACGCACTGTCGGCCGACGCGGCCAACTCCCCCGCGGTGCGGAAGCGATTGCGCGAGAAGGCGCGCCAGGAGGTGGCCAACAACGGCTGGGCTCGCTCGATGGTCGACACCCTCGCGCACGAGGTGATTGGCACCGGTCCCCGCGTGCAGGTGCTGAGCGGCAGCCCCGAGGCTGATGAGTGGATCGAAGATCAGTTCGAGCGCTGGGCCGCGGAAATCAACCTCGCTCGCAAGCTCCGCACGATGCGCAAGGCGAAGGCGCAAGACGGTGAGGGGATCGCACTATTCTACAACAACCCCCTGCTCCGCGGCGACGTGCAGCTCGACCTGCGGCCGATTGAGACCGAGCAGTTGGCGACGCCTGGAATTCTTCTTGCGCCGGACCAGATCGACGGCATCGACCTGGATGAAAACGACAACCCGGTCCGGTATCACGTGCTGAAGTACCATCCCGGCGGTGAGCAGTACGGCGCGAGCTTCCATGAGGAAATCACACCGGCTCCGAGCGTCGGTGAGGTGATTCACGTATTCCGCCGCGACCGACCCGGCCAGCATCGCGGCATCCCGGAGATTACGCCGGCACTGCCGATTTTCAGCCGTCTCCGTCGCTACACGCTGGCCGTGCTGCAATCCGCGGAGAACGTGGCCGAGATCACGCTGCTGCTCAAGACCCGGCACCCTGAGGACGGCGGCGCGATCCTGAGCGGGACCACGCAGAGCGAGCCGAGCGAGTACACGCCGTTCGACGTGTTCGACATCGAGCGAGGAATGATTTCGGTTTTGCCGGCGGATACGGACCTGTTCCAGCCGGACCCCAAGCAGCCAAGCTCGACGCACACCGAGTTTGTCAAGACGAACCTGGCCGAGGCGTTCGCCTGCGTGTGTATGCCCTACTCGGTCGGCGCTGCCGATTCATCCGACGAGAATTTCGCATCCGGCAAACTCACCCGCCTGGGGTTTAAACGCGCCGTGCGAATCGAGCGCGACCTCGACTGGAACCCCGAGGTCCGCCGCATCTTCGCCGAGTGGTGGCGCGAGAAACGCTATGCCGTTCCCGCCGGACTGCAGGCCGGCGTGCGGCCGTTCAACGAGTGGGTCGTCGTCATTTTCTGGGACGGCACCGAGGACATCGACCCGGAAAAGGCAGCACGAGCGAAAGCCGCGATGCTCGAAACGGGGCAAATCAGCTACCCGTCTCTCTTCGCCGAAATGGGCCTCGACTACGAGAACGAGCAGCAGGCGCAGGCGAAGGCGCTGGGGATGACGGTCGACGAATACCGCAACCGCCTGGCCGACAAGCTGTTCCCGCCGACTGGTCAACCCGGTGCGAATCAGGCTGGTGCGAACCAACCCAAAGCGAACAAGGGAGGCAAGCCAGATGTGGATGCCAAGTGAATTGACGCGCGAGCGTGTGTTGCGTGCGGCCGCCAGGCGAGAGCCGGCTGTCGGCAGCGAGAAAGCGGTCGTGCAATGCAGCGCTCCTATCGAGTGGATCGAGGCGGCGGCAGATGACGGCAAGCCGGCGCTCAAGCAATTCGCGATGCTCGCCTACACCGGCGGATCAATGGAGGTCGCGGACTACTGGCGTCCGGTCGTGATCGACCTGGCCGGCCTCGTTGCGTCGAACGAT